CCGGCATCCCCGGGAAGTGGTCCGGCCCCCCGCCATACTGCCACCATTCCTCCAGCCGGGAGCCGGGATAGATAGCCCGGATACCCAGCAGCACAGCCCCGGCGGTTCCCCGGTGACGATGGATGTAGGGCGCGGACTTGATGGTGCGCCGCTTTGCAGCGAGGTCGTAGTCGTGGTCGTACCAGTCTACGGCGAAGTCCTTTGCCAAAATGTCCAGCAGGTCTTCCGGCAGCTGGTCGATGCGCGTGTAGATTTGACCGAGGTTGATTTCATCCAACCGCTGCTCCAGCACGTTGGCGATAGAGTGCGCCAGAGCAACCATTTTCGGGTCTTTCTGGAGCGCAAGCGGGAAAGAATCCATCATCCGCTCGGCGGTCAGGCCGTTATTCATCCTCGTACCCTCCGCTCTTCACCGCGACCGTGCCCACCTTTGCTACCTGCGGCACCTTGTCGGAGGTCAGGTCAACGGACGGTTTGCCATCTTCCAGCGGGGTAAAAACGGGCTGTTGCAAGTCCACGCGCTTGATGCCAACTTCCAGCAGCAGATACCGCAGCTTGTCCGGGTTGATATCCCGGCCCATCTTGCCGGACTGCCAGCTGATGTACTGCTGCACAGCCTCGTTTACGCGGGTCTGTGCGTCCGCAGCAGAAATATCTCCATCGCGGGTCAGGTAATAGGTCAGGTCGATGTTGTAGTTCACCACATCGGGATCACCAGAAATGACGTGGTCCGTCAGAGGCCGTACCTCATCGGCAGAGCAAACCTCCACCATCGCTTTCTTGGTTTCGTCCGGGGCAATGCTGCCATCATCCATGACGGCGTACAGGCAGACAGTGCCGGGGCTTGGGCTGTTCGCCACCACATCGGCGATTTTGGTAGACACGCTCTTCGCGAAATACTTGTAGCTGCCAACAGGCCCTGCGCTGGACCACGCTGCCTGACTATCAAGCAGAAGCTGGTAGAACTCGTCATCGTCCGGGGCATCGCTGCCGTTTGCGCTGGCCGTGACGTTGGAGCAGCCAGAATAGTAGTCGTACACATCAACAATGGTGTTGATGTCGCCGACTGCAAAGTCGTTCCCGACAGTGCCGGAGGTTTGGCATACCACCGTAACGTCCGTATAGGTCGAACCGATAGGCACATATTCATCTGCCGTGGTTGCCCAATACAGCGAGGCGTTTGCGTCCGTGACGCGAGTGCCGGACGGGATGAGGATTGCGCTCTGCCGCGCCTCGCTGATGTTGAAACGCATGGTACAGGTTGCTGCGGTAGGCTGCGGACGCTGCTGCAAGTAGAACAGCTCCGCCAGCGCATCCAGATTCTCGCCCTCTGCCCGGCTGGGCAGATTCTGGTTGTCAGCGTGATTGTTGAGGGCACGCTCGTAGATTATCGCGTCCTCAATCCACGAGATGAACAGCCGTTCCGGGCTACCGGGGCGCACGGATGTGCCAAAAAGCTGCTCATACCCCGCACAGAGCAGTGCATCCAGCTCGTCAACGTCGGTGCTGATGAACTGGTGGTCTGCGGTACTACGCATTGATGCTCACCTCCACAACGGGAAGCATCGTTCCGGGGTTGTCCTTGGAGGATTTGAACGTAGTCCCCATATAGGTGGCTCTCGGTTCAAACCGTTCGATGGCTTCCTTGATGGCGGCGCAGAGCATAGGCTGCGCCACGTTTTCCGGGCGGTCAAGAATGTTCGAGATGTCGATGCCAAACTCCCGGTAGCCCGGCACGGTGCCTTTCGGCGTGGATAGGATGACGGCGATGTTCTGCAGAACGCTGGCCACGGTATCCCGCTCGCCGAGGGAAATGGCGGTCAGGTCATTTGCCGACACCAGATAATTGCTCATAAAATCGCCTCACTCTCTCGGATATTCCAGTAAAGTGACGCTCGCAGTAATCCATGTCGGAACGCCGAAAGCGTCTGTGTACTTGGTCTTGAATTTCACGGATTTGATGACCCACCGATAACTACCGAAGACTTCGTTGCCGAGGACAAACGGCAGCGTCGTGTGATTATCGACATACCCCTTCAGGATCTCGCGCTGCTTGCTTGGAGCCACGCCAAGGTACGCCGAAAGTTCAATGTCGAACGTGATGGTGTCGGCATCCGTGCCCGTAAACTCGGCCAGAGCCTTGCCTCCGGCTCGCTGGTGGGTGGTGTATCTGGCAGACACGCTCTGCACCATGTCCTTGATGGTTTTGACGTAACCATCGAACACGGCAAAGATAATGTCTCCGAGGCATCCAACAATCACGGATAAATCCCTCCCAACACGAAGCCGTCAGCGTTGAAGCACGGCAGGTACAGACAGATCACGATGTCATCAATAGCGGGCACCCACCACACCACATGGGATTTGTGCTGGTGGTTGGTCGAGTTGTCCGCTCCTGTGACTTTTTCCTCTTCGTCCCAAATCTGGCGGGTGCCGTTCTGGGTGTTGATGATTTTCAGTGGATACGGAGCCGGGTGCGTAAACTGGTGATCGTGCAGCCCCGCCTCCTCGGTGTATACGATAGCCTTGTAGTGCTGCATCACAGGCAGCCAGCCAGATGTAATCCCGGTGTCCTCGAACTTCACGCGCACAAGGCGTTTTTTCTTGTTCACATCGGTGACTTTCCCGATGCGAACATCGACGTTCACGTTCATCAGTAACCTCCCAGCGTATGACGGCCAGTGACTTGCGTCGTGTACCCGCCGGAGCCGGACACCGTGTGCTTAGACTGCTTCACGATGTACTTGCCATCCCACGGTCCGAACTGGTCAGCGTTGAACGTCAGTCCAGCAACTTTTCCGGGGTCGCCCGGATAGGTAAAACTTATCTGACGCTCATACTTGTTGTAGAGCCGGAGTTTCTTTGCAGCCAGTTCTTTCGCCTCTGCCTTGCTCGTGACCGGGGCGTAGACTTCCAGCTGCTGATTGGTCTTGCTCTTGGCATCGTAGTCCTTAACGTAGGCAATGCCCTCGATAGCCTTTCCGTCAGGCCCAACGTAAGATACCCGGCAGGACGCATACTGTGTTCCGGCCTGACCGAGTGAATGACTATACTTGATATAGCTTTTGTCGCCCAGCGTGGTAGTCCACACAGCGTCCTTGCCCTCGTACTCCTGCTGGTCAAAGATGACGATTTTGCCATCAGTGCATTTCAGCGACAGCCCTGCATCGTGGCAAAGCTGCTGCAAAAAGTCGATGTCGGAGCAGCGGTACTGCTCCACACGCTTGTACTCAGGGTCTTTCTTTGCAAGAAACTGGGTCGTCATGCCGTTCTTGGATGCCATTTCATTGGCAATGCCGGACAGCTTGTACTTTTCCCAGCCTTTGCTCTGCTTGGTCTGCCGGATCTGGCTCGTGTAGGGCAGCCCAATGGCCTTGATGGTGATAATGCCGGGCGGTCCAGACGCAACCACGCTGTCCAGTTCAAAGGTTCCGCAGTCCAGTGCTTCATCTTTGCCATCACTGTGCCAGTTGCAGGCGGTGATGGTAGCCCGGATTTTCAAGCTTTCTTCTCCGCTGCCGGAGGAGGAGCCGGAAGAGCCGCTGCCAGACTTGCCGGAGATCTCGCTGGCATCCACCCAGCCGTAGACGCGAGATGTGCCATCGGTGTGGATGACGTGGTACGGATGAAGCGCGCCCTGCTTGATGATGGTGATCTTGGCAGGTCCAGCCTTTGGGTTGCCATTTGCCTTTTTATCAGTGGATGCCTTATAGTGCGGACCGCCAAGGAACTGCACCACATCGCCGACCTTGTAGCCATCGGAAGATGCAGCCGATACATCGCCATCTATCATCTTCTGGAGCCAGTCGGTCATCCAGACACCCTCACGGTCTTGGAGTTTGATTTGCAGGTCATCGCTGGCGTCTTCCTCGTTGTCCGTAAAGGACAGGGAGAGCAGGTAAGGAGCGATGCTGCTGGTAATATCCACACCGTCAAACTCCACCGTACACTCGGCATGGCGGGCAGTATTTTCATCGCTCATGTGACCACCTTCTTCCACGGCGGCAGGGTCGAACTGGTCTTGGTTTCGATTTCCGGGAGCGTCAAAACGATTCCGGCAGGAAACTCAAAATAGTTCAGATACTGCGAGTTCGCAGCCATCAGGCGGGGCGCAAGGGCGCAGCTGCCGAGCTGCGTGTATGCCACGCTGTCCCAGCGGTCGCCCTGCACGGTGGTGTAGGTTTTGCTCATGCGTAACCCCTCCTGAAATTATCGGTGTCGTTGTCGCTCACGATTTCCAGCACAGCTTCCCGGAGGTCGTCATTCTGGGCGTTCAGGACGCTTCGCAGTTCATCCGTATCTCGCATACCGTAGATGTGGTAAACAGGCGCAACGGTGATAGGAGCCGCGCTGCTGGTGTTGGAGCCACCAGATGCAAAGCCGCCGGGCAGCTGCACTTCCGTAACGGAGCGGGTTTCGCCGCCGTTGAAGTAGACCGAGTTGCCGCCATTGACAGTTTCTACATATCGGTTGTACTCTTCACGCAGAGTCTGGGCTTCCTGCTCCTCACGGATGGCATCCCGGACGGCAGACAGGTCAATCGCATTTGTGCTGGTGATCTGTTCCAGCTGCCGCGCCTCGTTGAACGCTGCGCGGGTTTCCGGCGCGGTCAGCACGGTTTCGCCGCCGTTGAAGTAGACCAGCTCTGGGCCGTTCTCGCCAACGATGGCAAAGCCCGGCGCAGCGGATTCCGTGCCGACTGCATAGCCGGGGATGTTTCCGTTCTTCTGGTCGATGTTGTAACGCTTATTCGCCCCGGCCAGCGCATCAGAGGCAGCGTTCGCCACCTTTTCGTATGCCTCCTTGACACGAGGCATCATGCCCTCTGCGCCATCGATAAAGCCCTGAACGGTGGACTGTGCGCTCTTCATGGCCTCGTCGTTCAAGTCCATGTCGGCCACACTGTCGGCTACGTTCTGCGCGATCTCGTCCATGGCATTGCTCATGCCGGTTTCAAGGTCGGCCATGCTCTCGCTGGTGGTTTTCTGCGCCTCCTGCAAGGAGCGGTAATTCTCGACCATCTTTGCGAGGTCGGAATCTGATGCAGCAGCCATGCCGGCGATAGCGTTCACGGAATCCTTGCTGCCATCGGCGAAGCTGGCGATAACGTCGCTCAAACCGTCAATGTCAGCAGCGCGCTCGGTCAGGTTTTCGAGGTTCTGGTTGTAGTTGTCCCAGTAGGTGATCTGGCTTTCCAGCGCGGAGTTTATGCTGGATGCAGAGGTGGCGACGACCTTCTCAGCGGTATCCCACAGGTCGTACTGCTTACTGATGCTGTCATAGGCCGCATTGTAAGCGTCCGTGTATGCCGAAACGAGTTCCTGAATCTCCGCCTCGGCACTGTTGATAACATCGGTGACGGCCTGCTCCTGTGCAGCCACATCGTTTGCGCTGTTGGCGGCATCCTGCTGCGCTGCGTTCAGGGAATCGACTGCATCCTTGGCTTCCTGATACTCGGCCTCAGCTGCATCGATGGCTTCCTGATCCTTCTCCACGGCCTCGGTGTAGTTTTCGACTTCATGCTGGGCAGTGGCGAGGTCTTCCGAGTAGCCCATGTACTCGGTGCGCAGCTGCTGCACATCCTCGCCCATGGAACGCCAAGGAATATCCTGGACTGTGCCATAAGTGGACTTGAATTGTTCGTCCGTCATGCCGAGCGTGGAAAGCAACTTGCTATAGGTTGCGTCCATGCCGGCATTAGATTTTTCGACCCTTGCATGTGCAGCAGCCAGCTTCGCTTCATTCGCCGCACTTTCGACCAGCACATCGTTGTACTGCTCGTAGATTCCGTTCAGGTACTCTTGCCGAGCCTGCGCTTTTACATCGTCCGCATAAGCATTCGCGTGCTGGCGCAGAGCTTCTGTGCCTCCCTTGATGGAATCCGTTTCAAGGTCAATATCATCAGCCAGACTGGGCACCAGTGCAGACAGACGGGCAAGGGTATCGTGATACTCAGCGTTCCCGGCAGTATTGCCGTTGGTGGCAGCTTCGATGGCCTCCAACTTGCTGATGTACTGGTCCGCGACACTGGCAGTGGCTTCCATGTTGGACAGCGTGGAATGGTAGGTGTCGCTGACCTCGTCCATGCTACTGCCCATATCGCGGGCTGCGCTGGTCAGTTCTCGCACATGCGGGACACCATCGTCTGCTGCGCCGGAAATTCCACCGATTACGGCAGCGAGAGCCGTTCCTGCAATGACAACGCCCGCAAGAACAGGAGCCGTCACTCCGAGGGATGCAGAGAACAGGCCCATAGCTGCGCTGCCAATTTTTATTGCCGCAGATGCGGCAGTCATAACGCCAAGGAACCCTCCAAGAGCGACAGTTCCGGCCGCAACCGCCTTGACTACACCGGGATGTTCCTCAACGAAGCCCTGCATCCAGCCCAGAACTTTAGCCCCGACATCGTACAGCTTGGACAAAGTCGGGGTCAAATCCTCGCCGATGGCGATTTTCAGGCCGTCAGCGGCGGACTGCATCAGCACCAGCCTGCCGTTCATGTTGTCGAGCATGGTGCCCGCCATCTTGTCGGCAGACCCGGCGCAGTTGTTCAGGGCTGCGGTGTAGTCTGAGAACGACTGCCCGCCCTCGGCGGCGGCCTCACTGCATCCGGCCATGATGGTTTGCAGCTTGGAATACTGGTTCGTGCCAGCGATGGTCTTGGCAAGGTTGGCCTGCTCTTGGTCGGTCAGGTCGCCCCAGACCCCGGCAATCCCAGTAAGGATGCTGGACAGGGACTGCATATTGCCCTGTGCATCGTAGATGTTCACGCCATAGTTCGCCAGTTCGTCACCGCACTTTTTCGTGTTGGTGGCAAGGCGGGTGAAGATGGCGTTAAGGGCTGTACCGGCCTCGCCGCCCTTAACACCGGCATTGGCCATGGTAGCCAGAACTGCGGTAGTTTCCTCGACAGAGTAGCCAAGGGAGGTGGCGGTAGATGCACACGCCTTGTATGCCTCACCCAGCTGGATCACGTCCGTGTTGGAGTGAGCCATAGCGTAGGCCATCACATCGACAAAGTGAGTGGTGTCGGAGGCTTTCAGGCCAAAGGCGGTCAGATAGTCTGTGACAATATCAGACGCCTGTGCCAAGTCCATATTGGCGGCAGCAGCCAGATTCAGCACCGGGCTGATGCCCTCCAGCATAGACTGGGTGTTCCAGCCTGCCAGAGCCATGTAAGACAAAGCGTCCGCCGATTCACCAGCTGTGAACTTGGTGGTTGCGCCCATCTCCTTGGCCTTGTCGGACAGAGATTCCAGTTCATCGCCGGATGCGCCGGACAGGGCTTCGACGTTGCTCATGGATGCTTCAAAATCACCTGCGGTGTTGATGCAGTCCATGTATGCGTCTTTGATTTCGTCGAGGGCTTTTGCGATGCCGGCCGTGGCAAGCACAGATTCAACGGTATCGAGGGCTTCGACAGATTTCTCGCCGAAGCCCTTTGCGCCCTCTCCAGCCTCGTCCATGGTCTTTTTGAGGTCAACCTGCTGGTCTTTCAGCTTATCGACCTCGGTTTCCAGCCGAGTGGTTTCTGCTGTCAGCTGCGTGGTGTCCACGCCAGCTTCCCGCAGAGTGTTCCCGGTGGCAGCCAGCCGCTGCTCATAGGTGTGCAGGGAGGTCGTGGTCTTATCAATCTGCGCCTGCTTGGAAATCAGCTTGTTTTCCAGTGCAGAGGAATAGCCCTCGGTCTCCTGAATCTCTTTCTGGATGTTATCGTACTGCTGCTGCAAGACGGCCAGCCGCTGCTTGGTGGAGTCAACGGCCTGCTGTTGCTTCTGGTACGCGGTTATGTCGGACTGTACCTTGTTCAGTTGCTGGATGCGGTTCTGTGTCTCCACAAGAGCCGACTGCGCAGCCTTGAAGGTGCTGGAGAAGTTGCTGTTCTGTTTGGCGGACAGGTTGAACAGCAACTCCCATTCTTTTCGAGCCACTACTTCGCCTTTCTCGCCTTTTCGCGCTCGGCAACAATGGCATTGTTGGTATCAATCCATTGCCGCAGTTGATACAGAGGCATTGCAAGCCAGTATGGTGCAGGGGTGTTGTTGCCCTGCGCCATCAGAAGGGCTTGCCGCCGCAGCCACTCTCCACCATCATCAGTTACACATCCGACAGCATCAAAAAATTTCTTGCTTTGGTGCGGATGGTGTTGTAATCCCGAATGCTCATTGCGCCGATAACGTCAACGCCGATGGGCTGCGTACACGCCCGGCAGGCCATCCGAATCAGATAGCCCGCACTCATGCTCGGCACGACAACCGGCTGGCGCAGAGCGGACATCTCGGCCTCGATTGCAAACGAATCATTGCCAGTCAGCTTGCCGAAGTCAAACGTCAGGGTGTCGTACTTCTTGCCCTCGTACTCAAACGGCTGGATAAGCTTGTGGACGTACACATAAGGGTCGGTGGCAGCTTTGTTCGCAGCGGCGATGGCTGCATCGTACTCCTTATCGCTGATGGTGGTGTTCATAGCGGCTGCTCCTTTCGCAGTTAAAAAATAGGCCGGAGCCGCAAAACGCAGCTCCGGCATAACGATCGGCTCTGATTACTTGCCCAGCACCTTACGGACAGCTGCCAGATAATCCGTGCCGTTGATGTAGCAAATGAAGTTGGTGGGGTCCAGTTCACGCACCTTCTTGCCATCGAGATAAGTTGCCCAGTAGCGGACAGCGTACTCGCCAGACCCGTTGGCGGGAGTTGCCGGGGCGATAGTGCCGCCCTTGGTAGACTTCGGGATGACGACCATGACGTGCTTTTCGGAACGAACATCAACGGTGCCGTTGATGTTGTCCTCGTACTGGTTTGCCACACGGAGGTCAATCTGATGGCGGCGGATCTCTGCCAGTTTGACCGACTGCGGCGTGGTGGTACGGAAGTTCAGGCCAAGGGTCATGGCGTCCAGATGACCCATGATGATAGCCTCGATGTTGCCGCCAATGCCAGAGCCGGAAACGGTCTGGGTCAGCATGGTAACATCGGGCAGAGTAACCTGTGCCATGCCTTCGTATTCGATGCTATCCTCATAGACAGCAAAGTTGATAACAGACTGATCCATAGATATACCTCCTCTTTAGGACTGGAGTGCGCTGGTCACATAGTCAGCGTCATACTCCAGCACGAAGTCGATTTCCTGCGCCGGAGAGGGCGGGGTCATGTAGACGTGCAGCTTGATTTTGCCAGCCATCAGGCTGGTCAGGGGGTTCTCGCTTTCCAGCATCTCCACGCGGGCACCCAGCAGGTAGCCTGCGCCAACCAGACCATTCAGCCAGATGTTTGCGCTGTCCAAAATGGTGTCAATCAGGCGGCGGTTCATCGGCTTGTCCAGCTTAGACCAGAAAGTCTTGATAAGCGTGTTGGAAACATAGTCGAACATCCGGCTGATGGGGATGAAGTAGTCCTTCACGTCAGTGGACTTGGGGTAGCAGCCAGTGTGGTTGCCCCAAGCGGTCCAGCTGCCCATGAAGTTCAGGAACGTGCAGATGCCAGCGGCATCGACCGCGTTTGCCTGATTGTAGGTCAGGTTGATAGCTGCGCCGTCATCGTCGCACAGGCCGTCGATGTGGACGGTCTTGTTGGAAGGGCTCTCGTAAGGGATACCGCCATTTTTGGTGTCGGTCTCCGCAAGGCAACCCGCCATGATGGTAGAGCCGTGGAACTTCTTTTCGCCCAGAGTGCCGTTAGGCCAGCACGGAATGGACTTCTGGTCGTAAGTGCCAGCGTTCTTGGCCTGCACTGCGGCAGTATAGGTCTTTGCGGAAATATCCACCAGAGCCTTGCCAGAGAACATACCGTTGATGGAGCCCGCCTTTGCAGCCAGCGCAGCAGCAACGGTAGCCTCCTTGGAGAAGCCGGGTGCCATAATCAGGTCAGGCACAATGCCGAACATCGTCAGGCAAGCCTCGACCTGCTCCACGGCAGCTGCCACAGCCTCGGCCTCAGCGTTTTCCGCGAGCGGCAGGAAAATGACCGGCTGGCAAGCGCACAGCTTGAAGTGATAGTACATCACCTCGCAAACGGTGAACTTTGCCCAGTCGTTGTCATAGCCCAACTGTTCCTCCGCTTCGGTGTAGCTGGTGCACAGCACAGGGGTGCCAGCGGTTGCAGCGGTGCCAGTTGCCTTGGACAGCGGTGCAGTACCGATGACAAAGGGGATGCCGCAGGTTGCGGCGTTCGGGGTCGCCACGGCGGTGTCGGCGCGGCTGACGTTAATACCATGATCTGCCATAGTATGTAATCCTCCTTACTTGGATTTGGCGAGCATCCGGGCATACGCAAGGATGGCCTCGCCGCGTGCTTTTGCCTTTTCAGGCGTGGTGTTCAGTTCGGCCACATCGATGATGAAGTCGGCCACGCCGGGATATTTCTCGGTGGCAATCTTCACATCGTCACGGTTCACAGCCTCCGCAGCAGCGCAGGGGTAAATCGTGTTCTTCTGGATATAGCCCAGAATAGACGGACCGACGTAAATGGAAACGCCGGGCTTGCTCTGCGCAGGCTCGGCGTTCACGGTGGTTTCGGCGGGCTGTTCCGCCGCGGGCTTTTTTACCGCCATAATTTAATATCCTCCGTTTGCTGCACGGTCGGCAGCTTCCAGTGGGTAATCATCTCTCCGGCATAATACGGCTTGGTTTCCTCATCGTAAGGAACGCTTTCCAGCTTATGACCGGGAGACAGGACGAGCGTAAACTGGTACCGGTGCTTTCCATCAGTGCCAGTGCCGCCTACCTTGCGGACTTTGAGCAATTCCACGCGAAACCGCTCCATCATGTTCAGGAGAGCGAGATCGCCCTCCTGTTCATCCGGGTTGTAGCAGCAAAAGATAGAGCGCACAGAAACTACCGTGCGCTCCTCGCTGCCGGGCTGCTGCTCCGTTTCCAGCGGAATGACCCGATGGATGATGTACGGGGCTTTCTTCTTGGCTGAACGGCTGTCAGGCAACCGCATCAGATAGACTTCCGGGGCACGGTAGGCCTGTTCGGTATCGCCCTGCTGCATAGCCACCGGGAGAATCATATCGGCCATGATTTTCTCGGTAAACGCTTTCAGCTGCTCAAGCAAAACAACACTGGTCATATCAGACACCCCATCCGTTCAAAATTCGCGTGATTTCATGCTCAATGCGCTCCTCGTAAGTGGATGCCATTTTCTCCTCGATGGAGTCCATGACATTCTCGTTGGAGTACATCATCTGCGGGGTGGCAGGGCCAAACAGTTCCTTGACCGGGAACCGTTTTTCTCCTTGCCGCTCATAGATGCCATAGTGAGAGCCCATCTTCGCCTCGAAAGCGTGGTCCAGTGCTTGTCTTGCGCCGGACTTCTTCACGCGAGTTACCACGCGGCCGCTGCGGTCCACCTTGGTATCGAAAACTCTAAGGGGGATGACGCTGCCACGGTAGCCGAAGTTGATAGAAACCTCGCCATTGCTGCCCCGCTGGATGTTGTTGATATTCTTTGTGCGGTTGGAAAATTCGCTGCTGCTGATGGCATACTCCTGCGTGACCGCCCGTTTCGCCACCGTTTTTCCGGCGGCAGCGGCGCGAGCCAGCGCAGATCCTACAGCACGATTGGCGCCTCCGGGAATTCCGGCGAGGAGGGCAGACACCCGGTCAAATCCTTCCTCTGCAATGTCAACGGTGATGCCAGCAGCTACGCTGTGCATCATGGTGTCCGTTGTCACATCACTCATTCGTCAATCGCCTCCAGTTCCACCCGCAGCATCCCCATCTCGCAGACAGAGGATGCCACATAGTAGTTTCGGACGAATCCATCCTCGTCAATGCCCAGCTTGCAATCCTTCTCAGGCTGCTTTCCGCCGAGGGCTGCAATATCGCAGTGCAGCACCCGGCTGACCCGGTACAGGCCCTGCGCATGGTCGCTGATGGCCTGGCGTACACGTTCCTTTTCAGAGAGGCCTGTCAGAACCAGAGGAACGTCAGGGTATTCCTCTCCATCATAGTAGACCGTGTGCGTTTCGGCGAACTCATCCAGATTCAGAAAGACGCTGTTCAGGTCTTCCTGCACAGCGTCTTTAAAGGCACTCACGCCGTGGGCATCGCAGCTGCCAGTTCAGGACCATCGGTGCACTCGTCACCGGGCACAACGTCCTCGGCGCAGATAGCCTGAATGAGTGCGTCCTTTGTCTTGAGCTGCTTGGTGTCGATGCCCATATCTGCGGCCAGCTTTTTCAGGCTGGCAACAGTCATGTCGTGCAGCTGGTCGGGGTCGAGGTGTGCCGTCTCAGAGCCGTTCTGCGAGGCTTCGGCTGCGGGGGTGTCGTTACCTTCCGCAGTTGCCGGAACGTCCGCAGGGGCGGTTTCCGGGGCAGTGGGCGCAGAAAACGCGCATTTCGCCACACCCAGCCCGATAAGGCGGGCCGCTTCGGCATCGCTGACCTCGCACCGCTCGCCATGCGCAACAGTGTGAACGCCAGTCTTGGTGGGGCAGCCGTAGCCACCGCAAAGAATTTCAACAATCATCGGTGTACTCCTTTCAGGTCGGACTTAGCCGACCATGTTCTTGGCGCGAATCCACGGAATGTAGTTCTTGGGTGCAGCCAGAGGACGAGACTTCAGGGCGGTCTTGCGAGTGTCGTTTTCCTGATCGATGCTGAACTTCGGAACACGGCGGCCAGAAATGGTGGACTGGATGGTGTCGCCGTAGTTGATCTGAGTGATAGCACCATACATCAGATGGCCGCAACCGGGAGCCGTAATCACGGCATCGGTCTTGGGGAAGTAACTCTGCTCCTTGTCGGTGGAATCCACATAGGTTTCATCAACAGAAATCAGATTCAACTTGTAGCCGCGGAAGTTGAGGGTGCCACCATAGACAACACCGTCGTATGCGCTCAGCTGCTGCTCAATCTGGCCAATGATGATGCCGGAATTCTTATCCAGCAGACGCTGAACCTTTTCGAGATTCATCACTGCGTCATAAACATCAGCACCCAGCAGCAGGTCGGCAGCGCGCAGACCACGCTTGGACAGCAGCCGGCACATAGCCGGAACGTCGCCAAAGAAATTGCCACCTTCCTCGTTCCACTTGTGGGCGGCAGTGTAGATGTGGTCGTTCTCGTGGCCGGGATTGTAGAAATTCACGACCTTTGCCTCGCCCTTGGTCACGTTGTCGATCATCTCCTGCATGACGCATCCGTTGTCCAGCATGGTCTGTGCGCACATCCACTCCTCGGTGCGGGTGATGCGGCCATCCATGTCAGCCAGATCGTTCTGGACCAGTTTTGCGGCACGCTGGGCAGGGGTGCTGTTGGCATAGATGGCCTCGCCGAAGCCACGCTTCGTCAGGTCATCAGAGGTCAGAGGACGGCTCACACCGATGGACGCAGGCTCAAACTCGTGGACCTCGTAGCCCGTGCGCTCCATCGGGATTGCGCCGACACGAGGCGACACAAAGGCTGCCATCTTGCGGTCGCCGTCCATGTACTCGGTCAGCACCTTGTTGGAGCTGAAGATGTCGCCCTCCTCCGTGGGAAAGTAGCGGTCACGGAAAAAAGTCTGCTTGGGCACGATGCGTTTCTGCACGGCCATCAGGGTATAGGTATCGAAGAAATTCAGTTCAGCAGGCATTGTTGTATCCTCCTCACAGTGCAGGTGCAGCAGCCTTGAAGAAAATGCCGCCGTTACGCAGGGCATCCTTCTCAGCCTCGGTGATAGTATGGTCATTGATGGTGACGCACTTGTTCAGGTTGAAGCAGCCGGCCAGATAGACAGGAACGGTCACATCATCAGTGGTGCCAACCTCAACATCATCGCACAGGATGGCGTATGCGGTCAGGGTCTCCGTATCGCCGCTGGCAGCGGTGCCCAGTGCCACCAGCTTGTTATCGCCTGCGGTACCGCCGGACTTTGCCAGAATGGTGCCGCGCTTGATGGTGCCGGCAGCACCCAGCTTGCGGAGGGTGCCGCCGCTGACAACCAGCTTGGGGTTGATGTCGGCAATCAGGCCGTCATACTCCATGGTGCCGAGAGATTTGCTCAGTTCGCTCATAGTAGTGTTCCTCCTTACTTCTTGTCATCGTCGAGCAGTTCGGCGACGGCTGCGTCGGCAGCAGCCATGCGCTCGGCCTGCGTCTTGGGCGCATTGCCCTTTGCATCGGGCAGAGATTCCGGGCTGCCAGATGCAGACGCGCCCGGAACAGCCTCCACGTTCTGTGCACCAGATGCGGCGTTGTCCGCTGCCAGATTCTTCAGGAACTCGTGACCCTGCGCAGCAGCAGCCTTGGCGGCGCGGAATGCCAGCTCGCGAGCATCGCAAGCGGTCTCGCCGTACTTAGCCTCCTGCACCAGAGCGGGGTCAAACAGGCTTGCCACCGAATCGATTTCGGCCAGACGGTTGCGCTCCGCGCTCACGGCTGCGTCAACTGCGGCCTGCGGGTTTTCCGCTGCGGGGGTTGCAGGGGTGGGATTTGCATTGTTTGCCATAGTGGATTGTCCTCCTTCGTTGGACTGGGCGGCGGGTGCCGCCGGTGTATTTGCAGCAGCGGCAGCAGGTGCAGCCGCTTTCGCCATAGGGATGTTGTCGGGCAGCTTCACGCCAGGCATCAGGCGCAGGGCGTGACCCTTTGCGTAGATGGTCTGGCGGTCTGCGCTTGCGGAAATTGCCACGGGCTCGGCATCGTCCAGCAGCTCATTGGCAAAGCCTTTTTCGATGGCCTCCTTGCCCGTCATATAGGTGGTGTCGCCCATCATGTGCAGCAGCACGGTTTCAGACAGGCCAGTCTTCCGCTTGTAGATGGCGACTTGGCTCTTATCCCATGCATCATTGGCTTCCGCAGCCTTGCGAAGTTCGTCAGCATTGAGCGCGCCTCGAATAGGAGTCCAGCACTTGTGAATCATCACAAGGCTGGAAGGATTCACCTTTACCGTATCGCAGGCGCACATAATAAGACTGCCGCCAGACATGGCCACGCCGTCCACAATGCAGGTCAGCTTCGTGCCCTTGGCGGCCAGTTCGCGCAGCCTGTTGTGAATCAGGATGGAAACGCCCGCATCGCCGCCCAGACTGTCCATGCGGATGATGATCTGCGGGCAGTTTTCGACCTGCTGCAAGTCCGACAGGAACTCACTCTCGATGATGTACTGTCCCGGAATCGGCTCGTCAGTCCACCAGTCGATGGGCTGCGTTTCCACGATTTCGCCGTACATGGTAATGTCGGCGGTCTGGCCGTCAGTGCTGGCCATTGCGTAACAAGGCCGCTGGATGTTCACCTGCGGTGCGTTATTCGGTTTGGGCATTTTGCTTACCTCCCTGTGTCGTAATGCTGGCGGTGGTTTCGATTGTGCCCTCACTGCCAGCTGCTTTCAGCAGCTCATTTTCACGAGCCAGCTGTTCGGCGTTTTCGGTCCAGTCGCCGCCGCCCATCTCAAGGGTGACCTGTTCGTGGGTCTTAAAGGCGTGGTGCGTCTGGAGAATGGCTGCACTGACTTCCTTGGCGGGGTCAAGACTGCCCTGCACAGGGCCAATCCAGCGGGCGCCGCACCATGCAGCACGGAGCAGCGGGTCATCAAAAAAGCCCGGAGCGATTACTCGCCCACGGGCTACGGCTTCTGCCAGCCAGATCTCATACGCGGGCTGGCAGAAGCTGTCCACCAGCCATGTGCGGCGCATCTTGAACGCCTCCCATGCTTCCAGCAGGGCAGCACGGGAGGCGGAATAGCTGGCGTTGAACTCTTTGAGCAACAGCTCGTAAGGCATCTCGATTGCGCCGCCCATCAGCTTGCACAGCGTTTTGACAAACTGCTCAAATCCGGCGGTCGGAATGTTTGGGTTTCCGAACTTGATGTCTTCGCCCTTGGCCAAATGTTCCACCTGACCGGGGCCCATTTCGTACTCGTTCATGCTGTGGCTGGCATTGTCCATCTGCGGGTTCTCAACAGGAACGCCGCCCAGATCTCCGCTGCCAGTTTCGTTGAACGGAATTGCGTCCTTGGGCGCATCCGACACAATCCACGCCGTGAAGTACGACTGGACAAGTGCCGCCAGCAGTTCGGATTCGGTGTATCTGCGCAGCTGGAGCAGCGGTTCTATGATAGGCGCAACAAGGGGAACGCCGCGGTACTGGTCCGGCCGTTCCGATTCCATGATGTGCAGCACTTGGGGCAGTCCGGTCTTTTTGCCAACGACCTCCACACGCTGCCATACGGTTTCCTCGCTGTTGAGCCACTCGTGCGGATAGGTATTTCGGATGTGGTACGCCACAACGGCACCGCTGCTGTCCACCTCTACACCGTCGAGAATCTTGTTCCCGTTGTCGGGGTTCTTGCCTACGGTGTATCCCAAAATGTCAATCGCGCTGCCGTATCGGTTCGGTGTAGACACCCGGTCGGCCTCCACCAGATGCAGCCGCAGGGCGTAGGGGTGCAGCTTATCAACGTCCCGGATTTTCACAACGGCGAACACATCGCCGCTCATAAGCCAGCTTTTCAGGGCCAGCTGCTGCAATCCGTAGAAGTTGTTCAGCCCCATAGCATCGCAATTGCGGCGGTTCTCGGCCCAGAGCCGGAACTCGGCCTCAGCCTTGGTCTGCCATTCCTTGGCCGCTTCCGGGGTAAGACCCAGAACGTCCCGGTCGATGGTGGATTTCAGGGTCAGGCCAGTGCCGACCACCTTTGTGCGGTTCGTGTTGATGGCACTTGTGGCGACAGGTGCGCTCATGTAGAGCATCCGGCTGCGCTGCCGCAGGGTGTCGGCGTTGTCGTGTATATCGCTGGATGGCGAATTGCTGTTCGGGAAAAATGCCCGCAGCGCACGCCGCTTATGGCTTGCCCCAGCCTCGCTGTATCCGCTGGCCTGCGGCGCAGCCGTTGCACGGTATTTCAAAATATCGCCTCCATAACTTTCAAACTAAGCGGACTGGCTGGGGAAAGGAGTGAAAAGCAGCCAGCCCGCGGCAAAGACCCGGATGGGCCGTTACCCAAAATTGTTACCAGTCTCGCGGAATGATCCCGAACGCTTTTCGCGCGTTCTGGCCGTTCAGCAACGATTCCAGTTCATCGACTTTCTGCTCGGCCTCTTTGATTTCATCGCTAAGCTTGCCGAGGTCGAGCCGGGTGAGCTCACGGTCATCCAGACGGTAGCTTTTCACGCCGCCAGACAGCAGCTTGTTGTATGCCGTATACAGGTTGTCAAGCCGCTGCGTGTGGAATTCCAGCCGCTTTTTGATGGTCGTGGTATTCATATCTCACACCTCACCAGTCGTCCAATAGGCTCTCCCTCTTTTTTCTGTGGGAGGGCTGTGGTTGTTGAATGTTTACTGCTGCCGGGGCATCGACCGCCTTTCCACGCAGCCTTTTCAGGGCACGGTCGATGGCATCGAGGTCTTTCGGTAGCACCTTGTAGGCTGCCAAAGCGTAGTTCCGGCAGTCAAGTGCCTCGTTTCGCTCGTGGCCGGAGATTTTCTCCCATTGCCACGGATTGCGGTGGTTCTCTTTGTACACCAGATGTTCGGACAACAGGCCGTTGAAATAGCCCAGCCCATAGTCATCCCGGCGTGGGAAATGGCAATACCGGGCGCCCGGCTCCTGCACTTTCAAATCATCCATGATGATTTGCTTGCCGGAATCAACGCCCAGCTGGTATTGCCAGCACATACCGACATAGCGGTTCTGTATCGTGATTTTCTGCTGCTTGGGCGGAGCCGTGAACGGCCTGTCCGAGCCGGGAAAGCCTTTGATGCAGAACACCTTTTTGCCGATGCGCTCATGGCAGCGGAGGCGAACATCCTGCGTGAAGTGGCCGCCCTCGTCCACGAACTTTATGGACACGGGCAGTTCCACGCCATCGGCGAATTTCAGGCGACGGTCGAATACCAGTTCATCAAGCTGCTGCCAAACCTCGTCACTGTCCGGGCGGCCCATGATGATGCCTTTTTCGATGCCCCATGTTTCACCGAAGTGGCCGAAGCCCACGATTTCGTACTCCATGCGGTCATCCTGTGTGTCAACGCCAGCAGTCAGAACCAGCACGCCGTCCGGCAGTTCCGCAGGGTATTCCTCCCTGCGGCCCAGCATGGTGTCCTCGTCCTGCACATCGCCGCGGTCTTCCCACAACAGGCCCAGCCGGGTGTTGTACACGACCTGCATCTTCTTCGTATCGCCCAGTGCGTTCAGGTATTTCAGCACGGTGTCTTTCCATGCAGCCCACTGCGAAACAAAGCTGTTCAGCCAGAAGCTGCGGATGCCATTCTCATAGGCTGCCGGATTTTCAGCCTGCCAGTGAGCGGGTGCCCGCTTCATGGTCACCTCGTCCGAAATGCAGCCGCACTCCGGGCAGAGATACCACACGTCCTTGACCTTGTAGGTTTTCTCGCCGTGGGTCTCGATGGTGTCGTAATCGTACCGAATATCTTCCCAGCGCAGTTCGTGGAAGCCCTTGCAGTGCGGGCACTGGGATACCCAGCGTTCCATCGTGCCCTTTACGTAGGACTTGGCGATGGCACTGTGCCCCTTGATGGTTGGGGTGCTAACCTCCACCGCCTTGGCGTTGTAGAATGTGGTCTGTCTGGCCATCGCCAGTTCCCAAGGGTCGCCCTCAGTGCCGGCACTCGTAGCCCAGCGGTCACGTTCATCGCCCAGCACATAGCGGATGGGTTTTGATGCCAGAGCGTGTGCCTCGGTGGAGCCGCACATGGTCAGGATGCCGCCGGGGTAAGACTTCTGCAGAATGGTGTTGCCGCTGTCTCGGCTCTTGCTCTCTGCCACCTTTGCCCGCAGGGTAGGGCAGTCTCGTATCATGGGAGCGATACGCAGCTTGCTGTACTCCTTGGCATCAGTCTGAACCGGATGGATAAAAAGGATAGATCCGGGGTCAACGTCAATCGTTCTGCCGATGACGTTGTTCTCAAACTCCGATTTGCCGACCTGCGAGGACGCAACGACAACGATGTGATGGACGCGAGGGTCAGAGTATGCGTCCATGATTTCCACCAGATAGGGCGTTCGGTCGTTGCGCCAGCGGCCTTGTTCAGCAGATGCTTCCGGGGACAGGACGCGGTTTTGTGCTGCCCACTCGCTGACCGTCACGTTGGGCGGCGGGCGGATAGCTGCCACCAGCTTCGCCACCAGAGCATTCAGGCGGTCTACTGCGGCGTTGTCACTCATCCTCGTCACCGCCCAGTTTATCAGTCCACGACCGGCGTTCCCGAACGCGAGCCTCATACTTGGCCGGGTCATAGCGGAACAGAGCGATTTCCTCCGCAATCTGATTGACCTCGCCGCGCATATACTCTGCGACCTCAGCAGGGTCAGACAGAGCAGCGGCATTGATGGCCACCCGGCTGGGCAACGCCATCAGCGCACCCCGGATGGTGTAGATAAGTTCGGCGGTCATGGCTGCCACATCCTCACTGCGGTGCATCTGCCCGGACAATTCCTTGGCTTCTGCCTGTGCGATTTTGGCCTTGCTGGTCTTGAGCGTGGCCTCAGCCTTGGCCTTGACCCGCTCAATCTTCTTGGCTTCCTCCGCTTCTTCCTTGGTCAGTCCGCCACGGGAGATGCTGCCGATGTAGGCTTGCACGGCATCAGACAAGACGAACTTGCCCCGGCTGACGGTGGTAAGCACACCATCCTGTGTCAGCTGCTGCACTCTGCGGCCTGTGATTCCCAGTATCAGAGCCAGTTCGGTGGTGGTCACGTTTCTGTCAGCAAGTCTTTCTTTTGTAGGCATCCAGAAACCACCTCCTTTTCTGGTAAAACTATCTGGAAAATTCCTTGAAATTCGTTATACAAAGCGTAACGAAATGGCTGATTTTTCCCTTACTAACTAGCACGATTTCGGGGTCGACGAGCCCGCTCATGGTAGGGTACCCCCGTCACAGTACCTTTTCAGCACCGAACGGCTGCTCCTGCCCGCTGTCGGGCGGGTGGAGCGCAGCTTCAACCATTGCAGGGTCATACACGAAGGTGAACTCCATGTCCTGCACAGGTACAGGCTTATTAACGTAGATGTCTACGACAGGCATTGTGATACGCTCCTCTCTCAGATGCTGCGGATGACCTTGGCCTTGGAGTATGTCGGATGGTCTTTGGTCATCATGTTCAGGAACTCGTCTTTGGTGAAGCCGGACAGACGGAAGATCTCTTCGGGCTTCATGCCCAGCTGCTTGCCGATCTCGTCCACGGTCTTGCCCTCGTCCATGAGCTTCTTCACGATGGCTTTCATAGGGTCGAGCAGGTGTGTGCCGCGGGCTCGGTTGTGTGTGATGGTGCCGTATACATCGGCACTCTCGTCACCGTGATGGTCTACGACTACGACAGGCACCTTGCCGCCCAGCAGGGACAGCAGCGGTTCGCGGCCTGATACTGTCCAGCGGTGGAAGCCGTCAATGATGGTTCCGTCCGGGCGTACCACGATGGGCAGCGTCCAGCCGTTGGTCAGGATGGACTGCACCAGCAGCTTCAGGTTCTCCTCACTGACCTTGTTGGGGTTGTAGTCGTTGGCGTGGATGGTGTTGCGGTCTACCCACTGGAGGGATGCCAGCGGTGCGAATACGTCAATGCTTTCCATGGTTCTGCTCCTCCTTGATGCGGGCGTTGTGGTCGTTGTAGATGGTGGTCCAGAGGATGCGCAGGATACGCATCTTGGGATCTCCGTACAGCAGCCCCTCGTACATGGTCTTGTAGTGCTTCTGTTCAGCGATACCATAGGTCTTTATGAACAGGCCTCGCCAGTGGTCGATGTGGGATAAGGTGTCCTTGGCGATGGTGTACCGCTCCGGGTGGAGGAACAGCAGGTCTTTGCAGAGGGCTTTATAATCCTTCTGTTCGGTATCTGCTTCCAGCTCACGCCGCTTGCGGGTGCTGCGCCGGAACATCTCGGAATCCCAGTAAAGCAGAACGAGGTAGGCGTTTGGCTCTCGCCGCTGGATACGCTCCCACAGGTCGTTGTCGGTTTCTGCAACCCACCGTAGACCTTGTGTGCTGGTATCTCCAAAGAAAGCACAAAGCCGGAGTGCATTTTTATGCACACCAGCTTCGTACAAACGCATATAGATTTCAGGGAATTCAAGGTTTCGCTCTTTGATGTACAGCCAAACATCGGAATCGGCCCAATCGTAGATGGGATAGAACTTGCCGCCTTTTGTGATACGTTCCATCTTGGTGTTGGCGATGCACTTAAAGCGGGTCAGACTTTCTGCCGTGCGCAGGCCGACCAGCTGAATGCCGTCGCGGAACGCCTTTTCGCAGAACGTCTGGTAGTTCATCTCTCCGGGGTGGTGCAGGTATGGGCTGTACCTGATGGCAAAATCGGGCGGGGTACGCATCCACACATCTTCTTTGCCTGGCTCCCATGTTATCCACGATTCTGACGCGGAAAGGTGGTCTATCACGCACACCTGCTTGAACGGCAAGCAAAACCACAGGAATTTCGCGCCGACCGACAGGAAGTTGCGCCGCCAGCGGTGTGCTGCATCGACCATGGATGGGTAAAGCCCTTCTTCGTCAATGAATGTCACCGTCAGCTGCTTGGGGTCGAGTTCGCCGGAGAGAATCATCTCATACACGAGGTTGGCCATGCACAGGCTGTCCTTGCCGGAGGAAAACGACAGATAGATTTTGCAGCCGTTTGCGAACACATTGCGAATACGGATTTTCGCCGCTTGCAGCACGTTCATGCTGCTTTCCACTACTTTCACAGGCATATCAGTTCACCACACTTCGGGCAACGGATGCACCTGTGCTGCTCCACGCCGCTGTCCGCCTCTGGAGCAGCTGTTTGCGGTTCAGAAGGTGTAGACACCTCCAGCACTGTGGAGGGCTGCTGCGGGGCAGCGGAGACGGTAGGAGCAGGCTGCGGGGCGGGAGCCACCGGGTAGGTCGGTGTTTCGGCATACGGAACGTGTTCCTCTGCCTGATGGCGGCTGATGGGTGCGATCTCGTTTTCCGGGAAATCGCCGTAGGAACTGATTACTTCATCAGCTTCATCCGTGGTGCTGTTCAGCATTTCCAGCAGGTCAGCATCCCAGCCCGGAACGTCCACATCGCCGTCCAGTTCCTTGACCAGTTCTTCGATGGCATCCACATCGGTAAAGCCGAGTTCATAGACCTTGTTGTCGGCCATCATCAGCTTTTTCTTCTGCACATCGGTCAGCCCGACCATCACATAACAGTCGCAGGTTTCCCGACCCATGCGGAGCAGGGCTTCGTACAGACCGTTGCCGGCAATGATTTCGCCATCCTCGGCAACGACCAGCGGCTTCACCTGACCGAACATCTCAATGCTGCGGATGTACTCGGTGATTTGCTTGTCGGAGTGCCGGCGGATGTTGTGGGCAGGCTTATGCAGCTCTGCCAGCTTCTTTACCGTGATGTTCATCGTGCGGCCTCCTTCCTGTCAGAAACGAGGTCCAGAACGATGGAGAACAGGACGGCGGCTACGACAACGTAGATGCGGATCGTGCTCATCAGCTGCCAGATGCCCATAACGCCAAGCGGAATCAGGATCTGCCACGAGGCCACGGTGAGAACATCCAGTGCGAAGCCAAACTTCTTGCCGAAAACCAGATATTCGCAGTAGAGATAGGTAGACAGCGAGGAAATGGCGATGACCGTAATCAAAATAGCTTTCATTGCGTTCAGCACCGGGCTGAAGCGCACCCACGTGAGCAGCGCAGCCAGCACCATGTAGATGCCAAACATCACGCCCGCCAGCACGAAGGCATTTTTCATGTTGCCGCGCTTGGTGCCGTCCGCATTTTCATCGTTGTACTCAAACAGCGAATAGTAATACGGGCAAGCAAATGGGCCGGGCAGCAGAAGTAAGCCGTTGTACACGCCAGCCTTAATGCCAGCGGCGTTTACACCGGGGTCGATGACGGTGAACGTGCCGCCAGTGTACACCATAGCAGCAGCCACTACTACGGCCAGCAGGCCATAAACGACCACCCATGAAAAGCCATCGGATAGCACGTTGCGAATCATGCCATCTTTGAGCAACACAATCAGGAACGCCACACAGGTGACGTACACGATAATCATGCCGCCCTTGGTTCCAATGGGTGTATCGCCAAAGATCTCGTAGATGCCGCTCATCTGAGTCCACGTCTGAAACAGCGTCAGCAGACCGATGAAGTAGAACATCACCTTGCTCTGCATGACGCGCCGAATGGACGGAACACGGTCAGCGAACAAACCGAACGTGATACATGCCAGGGAATTGAACACTGCCCAGATGATTGCCGGAACTGCTCCGTATCGCAATGCAATGGTGCGGAAGTTCATCAAGCTGCCTACTCCTGCCCACGATGCAACGATGGAGCAGGCGTAGAAAATAGTGGGACTTGCCTTGAATTTCGCCTTGATTTTCTGATACATGGAAAAATCTCCTTCTTTTCGGCTGGACACGGCGAAATGTCCAGCTTGCAGCACCTCAGCTTTTCGGGGTGCTGCGGTAATGCCACACGCAAAGGAGAGCAGCGTGCGGCTCGGAATCCTCCTTTCAGGTATAAAAATAGCGGCACCCGCCATTTCTGGCAGGCACCGCTTGGCTTGATTCGGATTTTGCATTCTAATCATATCACCGGGAGCATCCGTTGTCATCTGAATCCATATCAAAGCGTTGCTGGTCGTTGCTGCTCGTTGATTTCCGTTCTTCTTCGTTGCTGGTCGTTCTTGTTTATTGCACGGCATTACACGCCGTGTGAAACCGTCCTACACCGTCCATCACCGTGTGAAACAATCTGCATTGATTTTTGATATTTTCAGTTTGAATTTAACTTTTGGCAGCCAAAATGTAAAACTCATTTCTATATTTGGCCGTATTTTATGAAAATTTGAGGTTGAATTTGAGTTTTCGGGCAAAAATAAAAAGCCCCGCAAATGCAGGGCTTATCGGTCAATGTGATTCGAGGTAGTTGTAGGCCATCCGGCTGACCCCGGCTTCCGTGTAGCACTTTCCGAGTGCTCCGGCAACTTCTGCCCACGAGTAGCAGCGGACAAACCGCAGCCGGAAAATCAGATAAAGCCGGGCATCCATGATGCTCTTGCAGTACGCCTCGACCTTGGGCTTTTCTTCCGCTGCCTGTTCCTCCAACCAGCGGACACGTTCATCCATGTCAGCCAGTTCCACAGCCAGATCCGCCACCTTGTCCCGAACACCGGGCGTATGTGGCATACCCGTCAGCTGTGGGGAGGCAGGATTGATTTTCTGCCGAAGATTCTCCAAGGCCTCACGGTCTTTTTCGAGGGTCATCTGAATGTCATAATACTTGGACAATTCCTGTAGTGTCACAGCCTACCTCCGTCATAATTCAGCTGCCGTTTTGCAACGGTGCTTCTGTTATTTTATCACATTTTGCCGTTGGAAGATAGACAGGAAACCCAGAAATTATGTGGTCCGCTCCAATTTTGCACAATCCCGGCACCTCATAGGTCTGACCGTTTGAATCAGTGCGCTGGATAGGTGGGTCGAGTGGTATGTAGTTCTCACAAGACAGGCAGTTCATTCTTCCACCTTCTCGATTTTCGGGTACGGCTCTCTGCCCAGCGGAACAGGCCCGTGGGAGCGATATGTGGTGCCGGGTGCCTCTTTTTTTCCCTCTGGCGCATCAAGCCACTGCTGATGCTCGATGGCGTGGACGAGGTCAATGCACGTTCCCCACGAATCGTGCTGCCGCTCCCGGTTGCCGAACGGCGGAAATGCCATCTGGTAGCCCAGATTGAACATTTTCTCGACGCTCCGGCTGCGCTCATTGTACACGCCGAACTTGTACTGGTCCTCATACAGCTTGCCGCGGTCTTTTCCCTCATAAACGAGGTCTTCGGAAAGGGTTTCAAACTGGCCCATGCGGATCCGCATATATTCCTCCACAGCCAGACCGATGATTCGGAGGGATTCTTCGGAGATTTCAATGCGATACTTCATTTTTCCTCCTTAATGTCAACGTCAATATTCAACGTCGGCACCATTCTCTTAATCACGAATTGATAACCGCTATGATCTATTTTGATGACTGAAACATCTATTAGTTCCGGGCTTATACCATACACAGCACAAATGTGTTGTTTTATCTGTAATTTAAGATGGTCGAAGCCTTTATCGGTTAAGTGATTATTTTCATAATGCCGATTCAGGAATTCATCTTGAATGGAATCGAGAACACGGCGGATTTCGATATTCACGTTACTTCCCACTTTCTTTTTCCTCATATTCGCCGGAAAACACCAACGCCATTGCCTCGCAGATGATTGTCACCTTGACCCGTTCAAGGTTTTCCCATGACAGGTCTTTCGGCCTGTCCTTGCGCTGCCCGGCGGTCTTCTGCATCAGCATCTGACGCAGTTCCATGCAGGCCTCTTTGAGAGCCGGGTAGTTGGCTTTCAGCCCGCCCATCTGCATAAAGCTCCACATGGTATCCAGCATCGGATTTTCCCATGGTTCAGGCTTTACCATCGGCAACCTCCATTTCCTGCACATAGCACCAGCTTTGGGGCGAGCGATAAATAGAGCACCCTTCAATTTTGCAAGTCGGTGGAATCATGTAGTGATAAGACGGTTCATAGTTTTCACAACGCCAATTTCCGCAAACACAATTTGATCTGCCCATTCCAAAAAAGCCAAATCGTGAAAACTCGTCAAGATTTCTTGGCTTATCGTAAATCTTGAGGTCTGAGATGTGCCATCCATACAAGTCTTTCAAGTCTGCATAACTCATCCCGGACTTCCATCCGGCATAGTCTTTGACTTGCGGTACTGTGAGACAGCTTCCAGCAATTGCAGATTCGATATCCTCTTTGACGACGCAGAGCTCTGGGCCGATGCGCCGGATGTCATCACAGGTAAACTCCCCAATAACCATCTGGGTCTTATCACGAACACTATCCGGCAGGTACTTATCACACTTCAAAAATACAGGCTTTCCGTGGTGGATTTCTCCGTCCACCGTTTCTTCGCCATCCTTGAAAATGGTGATGAGGTGCTGCGGAGCTTTTGTGCAGTAGATGTACGCCGTAAACGGCGTTTCCAGCTTCGGGCGGGTCTTGCGCACTTCAACGGTCTTTTCGCCACTGAGAATCTTCTTGCACCAGTCAGGCTGGATACTGATAAGAACAGCCTTGCTCATTTTACCACCTCCGGCGGCTCCAGCAGCGGAGCCCAGAACTTCACAGCACCATAGGGCGTATCTGCCGCTGGGCGGCCATCCTCGATGTACCACTTGCCGTTTTCAATCCAGCCCTTCATGGTGTTCCGGCTTTCGCAGCAAACCCACACAAGTTCGCTCATGATGCAGCAGTGCTTTTCTCCCGCATTCTCCCAGCTTTCATCGTGGACAGGCGGCGGGGTTTTGGCATCGTGCCACGATACGCGGCGAATAAAGTCAACGACCATGCGGGATGCTTCTTTCAGCTTTTGAGCAGCCTGTTCCTTACCCTTGAACCCACCGTAATACTCGACCTCTGCCAGAGCGTCCATGTCGGTTTCCGGGTCGATAAAGCGCAGTGCTTCTTCCAACGTCATTTTAGTTCCTCCTTCTTCAGGCAGATCCACGGATACTCGCTATGCTTGAGGCCATGAATGTACCGCATTCGTGCCTGAATGCAGCGACCATATTCGGAGCAGCCAGTGCAGAATGGCTCCCGGTTGTAGAGCATCTTGGAAACATCCTGATACGGTGGAATATGAGAAGACGGCGTTGTCTGCGCAAACTCCTTGGCGAAGTAGAATTCCACCTCGTCGGCTTCTTCCTTCCGGCTGATCCGCCCGGAAACATCGATTGCGATAAGCGCGATGGACAGCAGCACCGCGATGCCGATGCCGACAGGAATTACAATTGCCCAGTTCATTCTGTGTACCTCCGTGTGTCCTTGTTCCAGCGCAGCGTGATGGGGTTGCCGCACTTGCAGGGCACTGTAAATTCCTGTTCCGCAATGTTGGTCTTGCCCTTGGCGTGGAACTCGCAACAGCTGCATTGGAACTCATACGGCGCAAGGCCACTCTCCAGCGAGATCGTAGCGCCGCAGCGACAGCCGAGGGACATCTGCGGAACGTGGAGGTATGTACCGAACTCCTTGCCGCAGCAGGGGCAGCACAGGCGCAGCAGCCCCCGTGCGCCGGGCTCCGGCGGGTGATTACTCTTTCTCATAGTTGGTTCCTTTCTCGGTCTGAAACCGAATTACTTCCCGGAACAGCAACTCATTGTTGTGTTCCGATTCAGTCATAAAGTTGATGTACTCCCGGAACAGCTGGCGGTCATGCTGCTGCCGGCTGGTTTCGCCCAGCAGGGCACCGATAGCCACGCCCACGGCCAGCAGCGCAATGTTGATGAAGATCTGATCAGGCATTGTCATCACCCAGCACTTTCTCGATGAGGTCAAAGACCATTTCTCGGTCTTCGGTGGTCAGAAAGTCAGCCGCCATGATTTCAAACTTGAGGCGGTCAGCGTATTCTTTCAAATCGCCCATGGTTTACTCCTCTCCCAGATGGGCAAGGATCTCGTTGCCCTTGTCCATCAGTTCATCCCGCCGTTTTTTCTGCTCAGCCTCCAGCTTTTTCATTTCCGCCTGATACTTTTTCAGAGTTCCCGGCCGGAAATTCTTGCTCTGGCCCATGCGGATTTTTGCGGCAATTTTCTTGTGCCGCTGAACGGTCTGGCGCAGTTCGGTGTCCGTGGTCAGAATCTGGTAGCGATGGTGGCAACCGGGGCAGGTGAAATACTGCACCATGTAATCGCCGCTCCATGTACTGCGGATGCCGGCTGTCTGGATGCTGAACGGTGTGCCGCAGCGGTCACACTTTACAAGGTCGGTCATTCGCCATACTCCTTTCTGCACAGCTGGAACGCATTGCAGTGGTCGTCGCAAGTTTTGCAGCACTTGTCGCATTCAGGGTGAGCAGCTTTGCACTTATCGCAGGGTGTGTCCGCTTTGCTGCCGGATCCATACACCGCAAAAAGCTGGTGGGTGCCGTCCTGCAAGGCCTTTTCGTCATCGGCCATTTCATAGCCGAGGGCGGTCAGCAGTTCATAGGTGCTGTCGAGGTCGTCATTTTTGCGGTGAACGAACTTGCTTGCGCCTGTCGGTCCATTCCATTCCGTGCTCCAATAGCCCTCACGACTACCGTCCGTCGCATCGAAGGCAACCGCCAAGAGAATCTTCTCCGGCTCGGTATCGTAAGCGTTGAACATTTTCAGGGCATCTTCCAATTCCGTGTCTTCCCGAATCTGCTCATCCAGACCGATGCCGAGCAGCCGCAACACGTTTTCGTCATCCTCCATGTGCCGATATTCGGTCAGAATCGGGGTGGAATAAGCCAAGATTTCCGGCAGGTGCTTTTTGCACTCTGCGGGAGTCAAGTCCTTCACGAAGTCCCAGCGCAGCTCGTACATGAGCTTCGTAACAGCGGCAAACTGTTCTCTCGCAAGCTGCTCGGTGGCTCTTGCGGCCTCCCTCGCCGAGTTGCTGGCATCCTCGGCTTCCGTATCGCGAGGTTTGTACAGGTCAATCTGATTTTCACTGACCTTATAGACATAAGCGATCTTGTCGGCATCTTCCGGCATGACGACTTCCTTTTTTGTGCCCCACTTTCCGTACGCATTTACATGCTCATGCGTCTGGTAGGAGGCCTGCGAATCTTCCGTAGCGAATTTTTTCAGCTGCTCAACCCATTCGGCCTTTTGGTGCTGCCATTTTTGCTGCTCCAGCGCATCCTGCATGGCCCGGTTGAAGTTCTGCGTACCGATGGTTTCCAATACCCGGTTTCGGGCTTCCAAGTCCTCGATTTTGTCCAGCTGGGCGAAATCGGACAGGGTGGCACCGCGCTTTTCGGCTTTCTTGAAGCTGTCGCGGTTCAGTTCCAGCAGCTTGATGCGCCGCCGGATAGTGGACTGGGAGAACCCCGACTTGTCGGAGATCTGCTCCACTGTCTGCCCGAAGTCCATCATCATCTGGAAGCCCTGCGCCTGTTCGTAGACGGTGAGGTCTGACCGCTGCATATTCTCAATCATCATGGTCTGCATCTGCTCCCGCTCGTCCATCTCCACGATGGCGCAGGGCAGTTCGTACAGTCCTGCCTGCTGCGCTGCTGCTGCCCGGCGGTGGCCGATGATGATGGTGTAGTCCTCACTGGACCACACAGCCTTGGGTGTCCATGCTGCCGCTGCTGCGGCTGCATCCCCGCCCTCGTCAACGCACTTTGCGATGTACTCCCGGCTGTTGAGGTAGTGGCCTGGGATTACGGTCAAGTTCTGGTACACGCCGTTTTCCTTGATGCTGGCGGCAAGTTCGGACAGGTCGCCCAGTTCCTTGCGGGGGTTATCGGGGTGAGGGTACAGCTGCCGGATAGGGATGTAAGTAATGTCTGCCATAGGGATACTCCTTTCTTATTTCGGGTTAGAAAAACGTGAGCTGCCCGGTTTTGGTTTCGTTAAGAGGCTCGTTTTCCGGGGCTTTAGGCTCATTTTTGATAGATTTTTGCAAATTTGCTGGTTTAATATCGGTTTTTTCGATTTTTGCAGGTTCGCCTTTCGGTTCAAACAGCAGGTTCATCTGCGCTATCTGGCGGCGCATATACCACACATCGGTTGAGAAAAGCGGCATATACCAGATGCGGTTTTGTGGTCCTGCGGGCAGCAATCCGCGGCTGTCGTAGGCCGTTGCCGGGTTCACGAGTGTGTCACCGATGACTACATATCCAGCGCAGCCCATGAAGCTGCACTGGATGTAGCACATCAGCCCAACGATGAAGTCAATGTCTTGGGCTATGACAAGGACTTTGTTGTGGTAGCAGATATTCCGTCTTTTGCAGACGTTCAAAAAGGCAAGCAGCGTGGCCCCAGCACCACAGGCCGGGTCAGATACCGAGATGAATCCCTCCATGTCCGGGTGCAGCTTCGGGTCGAACGTAATCTCGGCCATGCAGCGGCACACATCGTAGGGAGTGAAGAACTGCCCGGCGTGGTCGTTGCCCAACTCGCACATCATGTACAGCGAACCGAGGAAGTCTTGGTCAGGATTCTGCTCCATGCCCATGATTACCTCAGCCAGCATTTCAACCATGCCATCCCGCTCCTTGGCGGAGTATTTGGAAACGATGGTCTGATACATCTTAGTGCGCTCTGGGGCATTTGCCTTGTCCGTGCTGTTCGAGATCTCGATGGCCGTCAGGGTGACGAAGTCCTCCCAAATCTCCCAGCGGCTGTGCTTTCCAGTCAGGCTATTGAAGATTTTGAGGAAGTTCTTCTGGTGGTCATCCCGGATGCTGCGGGTCACTGCTGCCTTTGCCATAGGTTACTCCTCCTCGCTGTCAGCAGCGGCGATGGTGTAGTGGCCGTTGGAGAACTCAATCACACCAGCGGATTCCATATCATCCAGCAGCGCAATGGCCTTTTCTGCGGTCACGCCCATCTGCTGCTCCAACATGGCCTGCGTAACGCCGCCGTTCTGCCGGGCAATCTCGGTGGCCTTGGTCAGTTCATCGGCTGCGGGTTCTTCCGCATCGTCCAGTTCCTCAGCATCGACTTCCTCCAGCGGCTCGGCCTCCGGCGGCAGGTCAGGCTCCTTGGCTTCGGTTTCAGGAATCTCCGGCATCTTCCCGCCGATGGCGTTCAGGCGGCCGCTCTCGATCAGTTCCCGGAAGAAGAACTGGCAGTAGTAGGAGTGCATATTCTTAAAGATGTTCTTGATTTTGCCGAACAGGGCATCCTCAATGGTGAAAGTCTTGCTCATGCGGTAAACCAGCACACCATCCTTCATGGTGAACAGGAGGTAGGCATCCGGGGAGATGTAGCTGTCCTCGCTGGCGGTTTCCAGCATGGACATCTGTTCGCCCACGCCCTTGATGGGGCGGATAATCAGCTTGATGGGGTAGCTGTTCTTGATGAACGTGTAGGTCAGATCGTGCGCCTCGCAGATGTTCTTCAGCTTGGTGCGCTGGGCGGCGAACTTAGAGGCTTCGTTTTCGTAACTATCCATGGTATGTGCTCCTTTCAAGTAGCAGAAAAATGATAATCGTTATCCCGGTTCTCAATGGCGGTCAGACCCACAGCGTAGGCTGCCCACACATCGGCTTTGAAGCCGTAAAAGAAATCCGGGTTCTTTTTTGTTCCACGGCCATTTTTGAGGTCGTGGTCTGCGAATCGGTCAATAAGTGCCCGCCGGATAGCGGCATCATTGGCGCGGGTGTTGTGGCAGATATGCCGCTTCTCCTCGATGCGGCACAGCAGCCGTACCGGGCAGCAGGCGTTCAGGGCTTGGTAGAAGCGGCCGATCCAGAGGATGGTATCGAACACCTCCCGGCCTACCGACATTCCGTAGGAGGCCACCATCTCGATGACCGCCCACCGCCAGCCCTGTGCCCCGGCAGAGGAAAGCTTTTGCAGCAACTCCGCATTGTCGATTTTTCCGAATTCCAGAGGGCGCAGGGTGCTGCGATCAATCACGCAGTAGCCAGACTGGGTGTTGCCTGGGTCGATAGCGATAATCGGACAGGTACTCACAGGTACGACCTCCCAAACTCTTGGATGAACCGTGCCTCCGGCCAGCCGTAATACTCCATGGCCTTTTTCTGCGCCCACTTTTTTAAGCGGAGATCGGCCTCTCTATTTGTATGTACGGCAGTCACGCCGTTCTGGTGGCACCAAGGGCAGAGGTTTGCCCACAGGCCAAGCCGCTTGCTCTTATCCCTGTACGGTCCGAAAAAGACTTCGTGCCGGGCGGTGCGATACCGCCCGCAAATCAGACAGGTGGGGCTCTTGCTGAGGATGCTGGGCGCATAGCCATTGCTGTCCAGCTTCTCGCCGTATTCATTTTGTGCCATCAACGTCTCCTCCTACGCTCAAAATGCTGCTGGGAAACCTGCTGCATAATCAGCTGAACCTTGTTCTGCACGCCCTGCTCGGCCAGTACGTTGACGGGCTGCGAGGTGGCACCGATGCGACCAAGGGTCTGTGCCCGGACACGCTTGATGAAATTCAGCTGCTGCTTACGGAACTCTTTGTCCACTTCCACAGCATCCTTGCTGCCATCGATATCAGCAACTTCCAGATCCGGGGCTTGCATGGCATCGGCAGCGCAGCGGCGCAGCTTTTCCATCGCAACGTCCAGACCATCCTCATGCCCCCACTTGTTCAGCTGCTCATAGTTGGCATGGCTTTCCTTGCGCAACCGTTCCAAGCGGTCTGGACCGTAGTGCAGCACATCAATAACCGCCTTGGCGTAAATCTGCCAAGCAATTTTGGCGGCTCTGTCGCCAGCCATGCGGTACTGCTGCTCTTTGCGCCCACGAGGCATTCTCACCATCGGGATTCGGTAGTCGGAAGAAACGTATCCAGCCAGCCAGCTTTCCCGGATGGTCTCTGCCTTGTCCTTGGAGGGTCTGCCGTAGGCATCCGGGGTCATAATGACTTCGGTGTTCTGGTTCTCCAACTCGTCAATTCTAGCTTTAATGCGCTCCAGTCTGGTCTTGCCGACACCGAACTCCTGATGCAGCGCAATGGTGGTGCACAAACCCACGATTTGTCCGACCGCCTGTCTGGTGTCGTCCATTTCGGTCTCAAACGGCTTTTTCACGGTTCAACACCTCCCGAAATAATCCAGACCCGGCGGGAGCCCCACCCAGACCAGCTTAGAGCCTCTGCATGGGTGCTTACCGCCACATCCAGCTTGTTACCTTTTACCGCTCCGCCAGTGTCCTGAACGACCCGGAGGCCTACGCCCTCGATATAGACCACTGTGCCGTAGGGCAGAACGCTGGTGTCAGCAGCTACGGTCACGCCCGGCTGCACCTTTGCGCCGCTGGATGTGATGCCGTGCCCCTCGCCACAGATGTGGGCGTATTCCTCGGAACAATAGGCTGTGCAGCTGAACGCCCCGGCGTATGTAAGGGTCAAATCGGTCTGGGCGTTCAGTTCTGCGGTCAGCTTGTCTACCTCGGTTTGGAGTTGGTCAATGGTTTCATCACGTTCTCCGGCCATGCGCTCCCAGTTGGATGACTTGCTGGCGTAAATATCCCGCTCGATTTCCAACTCGTCCACTCGCCGGGAGTAGGCCGTGCTTGCGAGGATGCAGCCAACCATCGCACACGAAACGCACAGGATCAGGCTGCGGAATGGTCTTTTCGACCTCATGCCGTGCCACCTCCAATCTGTGCCGGGGCTGCGCCGCCGGGCAGAGCCGGGGGCTGCAAACTCTCAACCGGGGCATCCTGCACAGCCCGGTCAAAGCCCGGACGGACGAACTGGCGCAGATCCGCGCTGCTGCGGCTGCTGAAAATCTCTGACAGATCTGCTGGGGAGCCAGCCCACCGCTGCACCACCATCGGGAGGGCGGCGAAGATTTTCGCGTTTTCCTTTTTGAAATCTTCGCCTTTCAGCTTGCGCCCATCGGGGGCAATGAATCCGCCGTGGGTCTGGTAGTACAGATTTGCCTCGATTTTCCGGGCAGCTGCCGCAGCCTGCGCCCAGAGGTCGTTCGCCGAGGGCTGCTGGGCTGACAGCAGCTTTTTGATTTCAGCGCACCAGTCCACAATCAGCTGGTTCTGGAATCTGCACTGTGTAAAGGCCGTATACAGTGCCTTTTCCACAATCTCGTCCGGGATGGCGCCGAACGCCCGGATGTAGATTTGTGTGTCAGCCCTGCGCTCCTCCAAGCTGCGGGCGCGGCCGTAGTGGTCATCGATGACCACCAGCAGCTCACGCAATTTCGTATCGGTCATGTTGTCGAGCCTCCTAAAAGTTCTCCGAAAATTTCATCGTAGTCATCGGCAGCAGAACGCTTTGGCTGCTGACCCGCCGGGGGCTTACGCCGCTGGTCGCGGGCTTGCACATCGCCAAGGGTTTTCACGCCCTCATTCTTCCATGCTTTCAAGATGCCGTTGACGTAGTTCCATTTATGTACGCCAGACAGTGCGGCTTTTTTGATAGCCAGCAGGATGAGGTCATCCGTGAAAATCTGCCGCCATTGGAGCAAGGAATCCTTTGCGGCCGGGGGAAAGCTGCCGATGTTGTCCTCGAAAGACCGGACAATCTCGGCCAATCCGGGGTCGGCAGCCGGAAAACCGCCGCTGCCGTTATCTCTTACTCTGTTCTCTATCTCTTTATCTTTCTCTTTATCTTTATCTATCTCTTTCTCTATGGGGAGATTTTCCCCAGTGGTATCCCTACCACTTTCCCCAATGGAAAGAGGAGAATTTGCGGCTTGTAGTGTCTGCCTGCGCTTCTTGGCCGCCCAGTCAGTTTCACTGCCTATCATTTCCGAATAATCGGAAATCGACAGCGTTCCGTCTGGGTTTTCAAAAACAAGGCCGATTTGCTTGTACACCTCAAGAGCCACACGGACGGTTGCCAGAGAAAACCATTTGCATTCTCTCTGAATCTTTTCAACATCATAGGGAATGAGCATCTCTCCGATTTTTGACACCAGACAGCCGCCCGTGTTTATGGTTTTGAGGCAGAGCATTTGATAGAGAACAACATAGTTGGCACCATCTGGCTGGCTCATCAGGTAGTCGATTGCGTCCGAGGACATGAAGCTATCTTTGAGTTTTATCCAGTAGTACCGCTTACCTGTTGCCATCATCAGACCTCCTTAGAACGGCAAATCGTCCGTATCGTCAATCTCGGAGAAATCATCGAGATTGCCCTGCGAGTAACTGGGTTGTACAACTTCAGGAGCAGCTTCTGCGCTCTGCCACTGCTGCCGCTGGCTCTGGGTGGAAAATCCCATCTGCTGGGGCTGCTGATTCTGATAGGGCGGCTGCTTGTAGCCCGGCGGCGGCACCTCACCGCCATCATCCACTCGCTGCTCCGTTTTTGGACCGCAAAAGTGAATCTTCTGGACCACAAACTCGGTGGCGGTGCGCTTCTGACCGTTCTTGTCCTCGTAGGAGCGGGTCTGGCACTGGCACTCCACAAGAGCCGTGCTGCCCTTGCGGAAATACTCGCAAACGAACTCTGCCGTTTTACGCCATGCCACGAAATTCAGCCAATCGGTAGCCCGCCGGCCATCCTGACCAACGTTATCCCGGTCAACGGCCATGCGAAAGCTGGCAACTGTCAGGCCGCTTTGTGTGGTCCGCATTTCAGGATCAGCAGCGAAGCGGCCCTGAAATGTGCAATTATTCAGCATCGGTGTCCTCCTGCTTGGTAATCAGCTCCGGATGAACTGCAAGCATCAAATCCAGCACAAAGTTACCAATGTCGTAAACGCTGCCGCCTGCACCCTTGTGATAAATGAGGCTGAGTTCGGCCTGCTTCTGTAGCCGTTCCTTGTACTCCTCAACCGGGATAGCGATGGTCTGGACGTTCAAATCTTCCATAACTGGTTCCTTTCTTCTCGCATGATGCGGACCACCTTGCGGCACTGGTCCACATCGAACATTCCAATATGCGTAAATTCAATCGGGGTGCCCATCTTCTCGGACAGCCAGCGGTAGGCCTCATTCCGGCGGCCACGGTAGGGACCGTATTTCCAGAGCGGGTCAAATGCTGCATGAGCTGCCTTTTTCCAGTTGCGCAACTCCGAATTTGCCAAGCGGCCAAGGGGTTTGTCAGACCCCTTGTGTACGCCGACATAGGCGCCGCAGCGAGGGCAGAGGTAAATCATGCCGAAGCTGTGGCCGTGGTAAACCACCGAACTGTCTACGAAGTCTGCGGGCGTTCCGCAGTAGTCGCAGATGACGATTCGGCCTTTCATCGTGACCATTCCTCCTTGTACCGGGCCAACTGCTCCGGGGTATCCGTCTCGATACCCAGAGCCTTGGCTTCATCAATCGCACCGTCAATCAGGTGTGAAAATTCTTTCGTGTCCATCTTGCTGGTGTCCTTGTAAACCAAGTAGCAGTTGAACCATTTTCCGTCCTCTTCCCGCACATCAAAGCAGCGGGTGTATTTGTAGAGGTCGTGAACATCCACGCTGACCGGAAGTTTGAAGCCCACGGTGCAGCCATCCTTATCTCTCGCAACCGTGCCGTAGGCCACAACCAGCCGTTCTTTCACAAGGTCGTCCGATTCGCCAGTTTCGGCGGCGATCTTGTTGACCAGAACATGGAAGTAGGCGTTTGCACTGTGGCTGCGCTTCTCCCTGTGCTTTTTGACTTCCACATCCAGAATCGGCTCCAGATGCAGCTTGTCCCAGATTTCTCGGAAGTCGCCGTTGAGTTCCAATGTGACACGCTGCTTTCCGCCAAGGGTAAAAGCCATATCCACCAGCCGCCCGGTCATGTGATATCCTCCTTGTCCTGATGGCAGTGCATATAGATGTACGCACTGTTTGACCCCATGTTGGCATAGAGCCAATCATTGATTTTTGCAACGCTCATGTGGTCGCGCAAGACATGTTTTTCATAGATATACTCACCAGTCAGCTTTTTCTCAGCGATTTTTGCCTGAATCTCCTCGTCCTCGTAGTTGGCTTCGACCATGTAGAGGTCATAGTTCGGAGCGGCTATACCGTTCAGATTGTTCATGTCGGTGCAGTAGAACAGCTTTCCGGCGGGGAGCCAGACCTTCCATCCGCAGTTCGGAACATTGTGCTTCACCATGTTCGGAATGACATTGCAGATGCCGTAACCGTACATAGTTCCCGGTGTCAAAACATCAATCTGGGAAATTGGCACCCCTGCATCCACCAGCGGTTTGCACAACCAGTCACAGCAGGCGAATCGCAGTGTTGGGCGATTGGATGCCAATAGTCGAAGCGTTGACGGCTGGAAGTGGTCACAGTGGATGTGGGTCAAGAGAACCAGCTTCAGAGTTTTCCATTCTGCGGCCAAAGCCTTGAACGGAACACCGCAGTCAATCAGAATCTCATGCTCAATCACCACGGCGTTTCCCTTGCTGCCTGTTGCGATGATGTTGTAGCCGATCATAACGAGCTGAGGTCAACAACCTCTTCGACGGCAGTGGGCTCGCCCTGCGAAATATCACCGTGCGGCAAGGCCTGTCCTGCGTCCACTTCGGGCTTTCCAGTATGAAGTTCTGGCTGTTCCTGTGCGTCAGACATGACCTCCTGCGTAGTAAGGATTTCGCCATTATCTGCTACCGCTGCCACGGCATTATCGCTTTCCAAAGCCTTGGTCATTTCGATGCTCATAACACCCCAGCGAGAAATAAGCTGTCGAAGCATGGTTTTCTTTGCCATGTCATCGAACGACTTATACCAAAAGGACGAATACTTCCACATTTCACTCTCCGGGATTTTGCCAGCCAGCAATTCCTCGTACTTCTGCCGACTGAACGCCTTGGAGTAGGTATCTGCGTGGTTCATCATTTTTTCCTTGGACCAGTACAGCACCTTGCGGAAACCGTTCATGTACTCAAAGTAAGCCATGTAGCCAACGGTAGGCAGCGCATCTCGCAGATCATCGTCCTCGATGAACTGAAACTTGGGCTTGCCGGTCATCGAATCTTTGCCCAAATACTCGCCCTGCTTAATCTCGGTAACATCGAGATCCGCATACTGGCCGCTGCGCAAGGCCAGCTGGATATAGCCCTTATAGCCCAAAACAAAGGTAGCCGTAACGCTCTCCGGGCGAATCATCCTGCCGCTGCGGTCATACTTGGCTTTCTGCTTGAAAGGCACGAGGTAGTACTGCCCCAGCTGAGGGGACGGGCTGAGGTTCAGGCTTTCGCCCAGCAGGGCACCGGCAAGAATCGTGCCGGCATCGCATTCCTGCAGGGCGGGGTTGACGGCCACCGCCGAGGTGATGCTGGCCGTAAAGCGGCGGGCGCGGGCGGGGTCGCGCAGGGTGTTGGCAATCAAAGACTGATAGCCCTTAGTGGTTATCGCCACAGAAAACTTAGGCTTCTGCTGCGCTTGCAGCTGGTTGTTATACGTTGCCATATTCGATACCTTCCTTTTCAAGATAATTTTTCAGGCCGATAAGCTGTGCTTTCGTGCCCTTTGCGTAGAAGCGGGTCATCAGAATGGGTTCCGGCTTGGGCTGCGAGACCGGTTCGGCATCGGGCTGCACAGGCATTTCCGGGTCTACTGAAATTTCCTGCGCTGGTTCAGGCTGCGTCTGGGCTGCTGCGGCAGCAGCGGCGCGAACTTTTTCTGCCGCAGCTTCACGTTCTGCCTGCCTGACACGGCGTTCTTCTTCCAGCCGCCGCTGCTCTTCGAGAGCCTTGTGACGGTTATCCACAACTTTAATCGCTGTGGGCAGGTCGAGGTTCTTCCGGTATTCCACCATGACCTCCGCAGAACTTTCCATAGCGTCGATTGCAGTAACATCGGACACGATGCCATCCACAAACGCCTTTGCCTGTTTTTTCAGAGCAGTGACGCTGTCGCTCATGTTGACTTTCGGCCGGTAGGTCAAGTCATCCATCCAGTCAATACCTGCGGCCGCCACCAACTCGTTGTAATACTCCTGAACAGCATCCGTCTTCTGCGCCACGATACCGGAAGTAACGTCCGTGATTTTCCGCTTCAGTTCTGCGTCTGCGGTCTGGAACGGCACCGTTATACACTCACGATAAACCTTTTCAAACTCGGTATACGGCTCAAGGATTTTGTCCTTGACAGCAATGCGCTGAGCTTCGTATTCCTTGAATTCCTTGGTCAGCTGTGCGCGAGCATCCTTGACGCTCTTATAAGTCTGCTCTGTGCAGACCAGCGAGAGCGCGTCAGCCGTGCGCTGCTCGATGTCAGCCTTTACGCTGTGCAGCCGCTCAACGATGATGGGCAACTGCTGCAGTTCGATAACCTGCAATGCGGTTTCCTGTGCCATGTGGCATCCTCCTTTTACTTTCCGAAAACGATGGTTTTCCCGGTGTCCTTATTCAGGAGCACCATGCCGTTCGGGATATCCCGAACCCAGAGATACGCGGTGCAGTCCCAACCGGCAGCAGAGAGGGCTTCTTTCTGGCGGCGGGTCAATTTCTTGGCTTTCAAAAAATCATCTCCTCATCGGTCTTGTTGACAGCGATGTTCAGCGTGATGGTCTCCCGGCAGCGGCGGCCGAAGTTGCCCTCCGAGCCGAACATCTTGGTTTTCTCGAACTCCTTTGCGCT